TGTTGGACAAATTGGTGAATACGCTGTTGTTGCTACTACTACAATTAACAGAGTTTGGTACAAGAATGCAAACGGTACTTGGGTGAAAGTCGGTTCAAGTGCATGGGTTGGTTCATGGCCAACAGCAGTCGGTGACGAAACTAATCCTACATTAACAGGATCATTTGATATTAATGGAAACACAGTAACCGGTGCTGGTACATTGGCAGACCTAGTTTCAAACATTAACGGTAATTCAACACTACAAGCCGCAGGCATTACTGCTAAAGCAACAAACGGATCACTTGAAATTTATTCAACTGGCCCAGACATTACTTTAGTTGACAATGCTGGCGCATTAGCAGTAGTTGGTTTAACAGAAAAAACTTACTATGCTCCAAAACTTCAAGTTTCAGCACATACTAGTGTTCCTGAATTTAAATCAACTGACACAGAAGCAAGACCAAGTGGATCTGTTTGGTTTAAAACTACAGAGCCTAACAAAGGTGCATTGATTGCTGTAAGAGTGTTTAACGGCGATACAGGGTTATTTGAATCTAAAAACGTTTCAATTTTCCCAGATAACCAAACAGCACTTAAAAACTTAGACTCAACAGGCGGCGGCTTAAATCTTTCAGTTGACAATTACTATGCACAATCAAATGTCACTGAAGAAGCAGATGCAGAGTTTAACTTTAAATTATTCAAACGTGCAAACGCTGGTTCTACTAAAATAGTATCAGATGTGATTACTGCTGGAAAAGTAGCATCAAGCACTTATACATTTACAATTTCAGAGTCTACTACAAACTCAGCAACAATGAGTTCGCCAGTAACAGTACAAGTTGTTGCAACAGGCGCGGCGACAGATGCAGACGAAATTGCAGGACAAATTAACTCAGCAGGTTTAACAAACGTTGTTGCATCAGTTGATGGTTCAAACAAAGTTGTTATTGAACACAACGATGGCGGCGAAATTAGATTTGTTGACACATCAGGTATGTTGGGAAATATGGGATTCACTCCATATGTAAGTGCAACAGAAGGTACTGCTAACTTATATTATGTACCTGGTACTGACAGTTCTACAAGTCCTAAAGAGTTTATGGCTTCTAACTGGCAAGTATTAACTTACACTGCTAACGATGACGCACCAAGTGCTTTAGCAAATGATGGTCAACTATGGTACAATTCAGTTGTTGACGAAGTTGATATGCTAATCCACAACGGTACTGATTGGGTAGGTTATCAAAACTATCAATCAGGTAGCGTTAGTTACGCATCTACTTCACCAGAAGGTCCTATTGTTTCAGCAACAGAGCCTACTAAACAGTCAGACGGGTCAGATCTAGTTGAAGGCGATCTTTGGATTTCAACAGCAGACTTAGAAAACTATCCACAAGTTTATCAATACAATTTCACAACTAAGAAATGGGTATTAAGAGATAGTTCAGATCAGTCAACTGATAACGGTGTACTATTTGCAGATGCACGTTACAATACAGCAGGTGCAAACAGTGACGAAGCAGGTGCTATTGTAGATTTATTAACAAGTAACTACTTAGATCCAGACGCTCCAGATCCAGCACTATATCCAAAAGGTATGTTGCTATGGAACCTAAGACGTTCTGGCTTTAACGTTAAAAAGTTTGTACGTAATGCAATTGATACAGCAGAGCGTAACATCCGCGGTACAGACGACGGTGTGTTAATGACAAATTACTATCCACATAGATGGGTAACTGAGTCAGCAAACCAACCAGATGGTTCAGGATCATTTGGTAGAAAAGCACAGCGTAAAGTAGTTGTACAAGGCTTCCAAGCACTTGTTAACTCAAACGACGACATTAGAGATAACGAATCAAGAATCTTTAACTTAATGGCTTGCCCAGGTTACTCAGAACTAATTGGCGAAATGATTTCACTAAACTACGACAGAGGCTTAACAGCATTTGTTATTGGTGACGCTCCATTTAGACTTAAGAGTGATGCAACAACACTTAATAATTGGGCTAATAACGTAGCAGGTGCAGTTGAAGATAACGATGACGGTCTTGTTAGCCGTGATGAATATGTTGGTATCTTTTATCCAAGTTTATTCACAAGTGATAACGCCGGTAACAACGTAGTTGTACCAGCATCACACGGTATCTTAAGAACTATTGCACTAAGTGACAGTGTTTCTTATCCATGGTTTGCACCAGCAGGTACAAGACGTGGTGGTATTACTAACGCTTCAAGTGCAGGTTACATTGATGCTGAAGGCGAGTTTAAAACAGTTGCTCTTAACGAAGGTCAAAGAGACACATTGTACAGCAATGCAGTTAACCCAATTACATTCTTAACTGGTGCTGGACTTGTTAACTATGGTCAAAAGACAAGAGCAAGAAATGCAAGTTCGTTAGATAGAATTAACGTTGCAAGACTAGTAATTTACTTACGTTCACAATTGAACAAACTTGCTAAACCTTATATCTTTGAACCAAACGATAAGATTACAAGGGACGAAATTAAACAGCAAGTTGATAGTTTAATGCTAGAACTTGTAGGACAAAGAGCGTTATATGACTTCTTGGTAGTGTGTGATGAATCAAATAACACACCTTCAAGAATTGACAGAAACGAGTTATATGTAGACATAGCGATTGAACCAGTAAAAGCAGTAGAATTTATTTACATTCCACTAAGACTTAAAAATACTGGCGAGATAGCGGGACTATAATATGATAAATAATATTAATAGGAGCAAATAATGGCAATTTCATCACTCTCAAGATTAACAGTGCCTTTGGACAGCAACGCAAGTTCAAGTTCACAAGGTTTGTTAATGCCGAAACTGCAATACCGCTTTAGGGTATCGCTAGAAAACTTTGGTGTGAGTACCCCAACTACAGAACTTACTAAGCAAGTAGTTGACGTTACTAGACCTAACGTTTCATTCGAACAGATCACCTTAGATGTTTACAACTCAAAAGTATTTTTAGCAGGTAAACATACTTGGGAACCAATCACACTTAACTTACGTGAAGATGTATCCAACAACGTACAAAAACTTGTTGGCGAACAGTTACAGAAACAGTTCGACTTCTTTGAACAGTCAAGTGCGGCTTCGGGTGCAGACTATAAATTCGTTACTAGAATCGAAATTTTAGATGGTGGTAACGGTGCTAACACAGCAACAGTTTTAGAGACTTTTGAATTGTACGGATGTTATCTTGAGAGTGCAAACTACAATCAGTTGGCTTATGCAACTTCAGATGCTGTAACTGTAGCACTTACAATCAGATACGACAACGCAATTCAAACACCACAAGGTACTGGTATTGGTACTGCTGTAGGCAGAACTGTAAATACTCTAGTTACCGGCGGCGGCGCATAATTAGTATCACAACAAAATTAAAGGGCGGCTTAGGTCGCCCTTTTTTATTATCTGCCCATATAATCATATAGATAAATATTAGTATGGCTAGTATTAAAGGTTTTCTCGACAACTTAACAAGCGGAGCACTAAGTCCGAAAGGTAATCTCGGAGATTGGCAACACGCGGCTAGATTATATGTAGACGATGCATTTAAGTATGCTCCTAAGAATAAGTTTTTATACCATGTCGCATTTTCAATTAATCCAAATGCGTCTGCAATTATTCCACAGTTAACACAGAAGCATAGTAACACTATTAATATGCTTGTTAAGAGTGTTGACTTACCTAAGTTTGATATTACAACAGAAGTGAAACACGCATATAATAGAAAACGTGTCTTACAAAAACGTATTGATTATAGTCCTTGTAATATTACATTCCATGATGATAACTACGGTGTAACTACAGCAATGTGGGAAGCCTATTATAGATATTATTATAAAGACGGTAACTATGCGTCAGTTGACCAAGCAGGTCTTCCAGCACCGTCACAAGTTTCAGCATATAACAGAGCAAACATTTACGGAACTGACAAACAAAATAAATTCCGTTATGGTTTTGATAATGACAGTTACGAACCTTTCTTTAATAGCATTATCGTTTACCAAATGTCAAGAAAACGTTATACAGCGTTTACACTTGTAAATCCGATCATTTCATCGTGGCAACACGATACAATGGATCAATCAACATCAGAACCTGTACAAAGTACAATGTCAATTGAGTTTGAAACTGTTTGGTATTCAAGAGGACCAGTTACAGAAGGATCAGCACCAAAAGGCTTTGCTCAAGAACATTATGACAAGACACCAAGTCCACTAACACTAGAAGGTGGCGGAACGTCTAGCATATTCGGTGTTGGTGGCGTTGCATCAGGCGCGGCTGATGTGTTTAATGATATTACTAGTGGAGATGCATTTAGTTCACCAGGAAGATTACTAGGTACAATTCTTAAAGCAGGTAATCTAGCCAAGAATGTAAAAAGTTTAAGCAAAGAAGGTCTTAGACAAGAAGGATTTCAAATATTAAAAGATGCACTAGGAGATGTTAGTGGAGCACCTGTTGGTGGTGTTGCTAATTCTCTATTTCCTAAAACTGCTGGTACAGGATCATTAAAAGATATTACTAACGCTGTAGCAGGTGTAAGTGCTATTGCCGCAGTACAAAAATTAGCACAATCAACAAGTATATCTGATTTGAAAAATACATTAACTTCTAATCCAGATGCACTTGATAATTTAACTAAGTCTACAACGTTTAAGAAAACACATTTAGCCTCTGGCGGTGATGCAAGTGTTAACGCAATTAACTCTGCGTGGGATAATGCTAGTTCGACATTTAAAGAAGCACAAAATAACGAAACGTTAAATAACTTAGGAAATATTGTTAAAGGTATTGCATAATGAGTGGAAATTTACCAACAGAGAAAAAAAGCAGATATAACGAAGACGGAACCAAACGTTTCTTTAATCAATATTTTACAGGTTTCATTAACTTTCCTTCAAACCAAGTTGATGCTGTAATTGGTTTTTTTGAAAGTAGAGGATTTGAAAAAACATCTGCTATTGCTGTAGGCACAGTCTTAATGCAACAAGCAAAACTAGATGGTGTTAATGTTTTTACATTATTAGACACACTTAAGAAAACAGATACAATACAATTAAGTAATGTAGTTACTGAAGTTCTTAACTATAACCGAGAAAAAATATCAACACTTGGTTATAAAACTTCAGACACAGGAAATAGAACCGAAGCAAGAAACATAGAGGTTTAACATGGCAAAGTTTGCCCAAGGTCGTTACAACCTAAAAAACCCAGACAAGTATGTAGGCAGAAAAACTCCTTTATATAGAAGTAGTTGGGAATTTGCTTTTATGAAGTTTTGTGATGAAAACCCCAACGTTGCTAAATGGGCAAGTGAAGCAGTTAAAATCCCATATCTAAATCCACTAACAGGAAAGCATACAGTTTATGTTCCTGATTTCTTCATAGCATATTCGGATAGAAATGGTAAACAACGAGCAGAAGTAATTGAAGTTAAACCAGATAATCAAACTACTATGGAAAGTGCAGGACGAAATAAGTATAAACAAGCACAAGTTATACTTAATATGGCTAAATGGGAAGCC